GGTGCCCCATGCTCCGGTGAGCGTTAAATACTTATTTGTGTAGTCGTAGGTAAGCCCAGAATCACCGGCTAGTGCGCCAGTGCTGTTATATTGAATCTGAGTATCTGCTCCACCTGCGCTTGCAGATGGTCCGGCACCGTTCCACCAAACCACATCCCATTTATCATCTGTGAGGTTGTAAACAACTCCCATGTAGTTGCTTGCCCCCGCAGTGGTAGAGAGCGTGATAGTGTAAACACCGGTACGAAACTTAGAACCAAGCGTGATGGTGCGGCTTCCTGTGCCGTCTTGCGTGAATCTATAGACTATTCTCTGTCCGGCGGTGGGATTTGTTGGATTATCCAACGCCCTGTTACCGGCAAGAGTGACGTAGCAAACAGCGTCGTTAGGAACTAGTGACGCGTCAGTCGCAATATTCGCCCCGTCTGTGAGCGGATACATCTTAGGCGGAATATTCATTAACGCCGCTTCATTTGCACGTGCGTTCGCTAGTACAGAATTACCCAAAGTTTTTAGATGAAAGCCATCTAGGTAGTAGGTGCTATCATTTGCGTCAGGGAAGAATAAATCCGCCCTAAAGCATGAGTCGTATAAACTTGCATCACTAAGAATATTTGTATTTACCGTGGATCTTACGGTGAGCATCGGCGCGGTGTAACTATATCCCGGCATCAATGTGCTCACATGCACGGTGAAGCCGTCTTTCTTAGCCTTCGCCCAAATGCTTTTTAGAGAGTTATATACGGCAGTAGCTGTAGCACCCCCGTAAATGTCGTTAATGCCTAACCACACGAACAAATCTGCCTCGCCTACACCATTAGCTAGGGGCTTAAATGGCTTTACCCTAGTGTCGTATAGGCCATCAAGCGTAGCGGCAGACCATCCATTGATTGCAACGTTTACGTGGAGCGCGCTCGCTGGGTCGATTAGGTGCTGATACTGATAGCTCCAAGAATCGACAGGTTTGGTGAAAAAGAAAGCGCTGGTGCTATCACCGAGGTAAACTATGTTTTTAGTTTTGGGATCTAGCCAACGAGTGGCAGAATGAAAGGCAGTGACTTCGGAATCACTTAATACCTTGTTAAATAAGAACCAATGCGTGTAAACGCCTTTAGCGAAGTTACCAGCACCGCCCACACCGCCATTACCACGCCGACAACCGATAACCATCTCGGTGCGTGTGCCAGTGGATTGCACGTTGGCACTGCTATCAGTGGCGCAAAGCACGCCGTTTGCGTACATCTTGATTGTTGGTGACGCCGCGTTATCGTTGGAAACGATGTAGTTAATTGTGTAGGGATTTGCAGGGTGTAAGGTGAGAGAAGAATAGGTTCCCTCCCACCATGGATCGGTGACAGCAACTGAGCCGCTCTCACCAGTGAAGATATAACCAGTATTCGTACCGTTGCAGATCATCTGGATGTTTGTTCCAGTGCCTGCGCCCGATGACCATCCCGTAGAATTTTGTAGGCAAAGTATACAAGCTGAAGAGGTTTGCCCGCTTGTTACACCCGTGAAGTTAACGGAGGCCGTAGCTACTTTGCTATCTGCAACTATCCAACTACCATACTGAGACGTGCCATCCATGAGCACGCCGTTTTGTCCGATGGTTGGCGAGCCGGTGATAGTTCCTGATACGCCATTTAGCGACTTTAGTGAGGTTCCATCACTTAAATTTTGCGTGGTGCGCATGAAGCACGCATCCACTAGATCATCTAGTAAACCAGCGGCATCGAGCGCTCGTATACATTGATCTACTCGGTTGATATCAGAGGGAGTCTCACCAAGATATGAGATATAAGCGCGAGTCTTACTATGATAGGGGTTGTAGTTATTCTCTAGCTCCCCTGTTGTCGGGTTAATCTCCCAAACCATTATGACCTCGTTACAGTTTGTAAAACTCCATTGCTATAAGTCATCGCGAGAGTGGCAACAGTGGTGCCGCCAGATCCGCCAGTCTTATAAACTACGCCCGTTAGATCAGAGCCTGTATAAGTGCATGAGATATAATCAAAAGGGGCTGGTACCATGCCCGTTACAAAGTTTTGATAGTCTTTGCTGTTAAATGTCTCTACAGCGATGGGCCGTACAGATGTGGGGACGGTTTGCCCTACAACGTCTACAGCTTTATCGATTGAACTAGTTGCCATGGTTAACCCTCACGAATTATTTCAGCGGTTCTATCCCCGTTTACGCCCGGTTGTAGGATAATCTTTGTGGTTTCTAAAGTATCTTCTTTGATTGCCACTCTGTTTCCCATCTCATCGGTGGTGAGAAAGATTTTGCTTCTGCTTGGTTTCTTTGCTTCGACAGGTGCGGGCATCATCACGGGTTGCTGCTGCCTTACCTGCTCCGCCGATACCTGCTCTTGCACCACTTTTAGAGCAAGTGTGCTTTCGATCTCTTTTTGTCTTAAAAAGCTATCAGTTTGTAACTTTTGCTGCTCAAATGCGGCATCTGTAGCAATCTCATTCTGCTTGATTTCAAACTCTTTACTGTAGCGTTGCGCTTCCAACTGAATGCGCTGTGATTCCAACTGAATCTTTTGCTGCTCTAAGCCGATTTTCTGCTGCTCAAACTGTAGTTTCTGCCCTTCTAATTGCAGTTTCTGAGCGTCTATTTCTTGGCGCATTCTTGCTTCGACAATCCTTGGATCTTCGGGCGTTTGTTGCGGGTTATTTTGTGCCTCTTGCTGCGATTGCACAGTGCTTTGAATAGAGCTTTCAATTGCCCCTTCAAGTTGCCTACCCACTTTAAAGCCACGGCTTGCAAAGGTGATAAGCTCCCCTACTAGAGGCGTCATTGACGGGAACACTTGTATGATTCCGCCCGCACTTTGAATGAAGCCTGATAATGAGTTGATAAACTCGATGCGTGATTGCTTATCTGCATCCTCATCCACTTTGATCATTGAGTCGGTTTCGACGTCTATCCTAAATGTGCGCAGCGAATCATTACGAAGTAGTGCCACTGCTTGTGTGAACATCTGCTGTTCTTCTGGTCTCATCACTGACATGCCAGACATTAGCGCTAAAGTCTGATCGCTAAAATGTTCGGCGGCAATCTCTGCTAACATGCGGATGATATCACGTGCAAAGCGATTAACCTCAGCTTGTCTATCATCCAAACGAAGCGCGGCGAATCTTCCTTTAATCTCTTGAGCGGTTGCAGTCTCAGAAGCCGACGAATAGCCCCGAATAATGTCGGATATACCGGTTATTTCGTAGATTTCGTTCTTTATTTCAGCTTTCTTTGTGGCAAGTTTGTCGAGAACACCCGCAATATCAGCAAGCGGCATAAACTGAACAGCGCCCTCGAATCCACCTCGTGTCGAGAAGGTCGGCCAATCTGCAATTGGAATAAGCTGATTATCTGCACCCTCATCGAGAAGGCGCTTGATACCGTCGCATGATGCATCGTACACACCTGCTACACGTAGCGCCTTGATTAGGAGGTACTCACGGTTCGTTAACTCATCGAGCAATCTCGCTTGATCCTGGTAGAATACGTAATCAGCGATAGGGATAAGTGAATCCGTTGTTGTGGTCGCATAGAGCGGACGAGGACATGGAAAGAAGTCTTTAAGCTTTAATGGGTCCTCTCTCTCGTCGAGAAAGGTAGATGTCACACCTTTAGAAAGCCAATAGACTTTCTTCGATGGCTTGTCCCATATCTCGTAAATACGGGCCTTTTTGAATAGATCTTTCTGCGCCATTGATTGCTTATCGGCGTCGCTCAAGTTCTCGGGCTCATAATCGAGTGGAACTAAAGCGGCTTTCTCTGCGCCGATACGTTCTACGAGTTCGTCTTTTGTCATGTAAACGATTCGAGCTACCCAACGCACTTCTTCCCAACGCCTTCCGGGTGCGTGCAAGAATTCAGCCCAATGGATGTAATCACATACCGCCTCTTCGTACGCCACCTCATCGAACGGCTCACCCTCAGTGTAATAGTTACCGTTCTCGTCTTGTCTCACCATTGATGGATCAACATTTGCGGGCCTACCCTCTGCATCGGTGTAGGTGTCCAACGATGTGCCTGCGTCATCCTCTGATATCTGGATATTTCCAGCGGTTGAGCTGCTACTTTTAACGAGTGGGTTTCTAGGAGTGTTGGATTTCATGTGAGCAACATACCTCACCCATCCCACGCCACGGCCAACGATCAGAAAATCGTCGCGGCAATTCTTCATGAAGCTATCGAAATCGTAGTTAGAAAGCATCGTCGATGTGGTGCGCTCTAAGACTGTCGCCCCCACTCTTGCTAGTGGATCGGAGTCCTTAAACCTACGCTCTACCTCTACCTTAGGAGTGCGGGCATACAGCGCAGGGCCAAGCGTTTGAACGTTTGCCCAGAATATATTAAGCTTTTTAATCGCATCGCGGCTGATTGAATCGTATAAATCGGAGCGCTGATCACGGTAGCGCTTAACAATCTTTTTCGAGCGGTCCCACCAGTTATGGAACTCACGCTCTGCAACGTGGATCTCTGCTAGCCAGCGTTGTACGTCACTGTCAAAATCGGTGACTGACTCAGTAGAATTTGTGCTGCCTTCTTCCATTTTGTTACATCGGTATGTGTAAAAGCATTTTTATGTAAGTGAGACCTGCGCCACCAGCAAACGCAAGAATCACCGTGAAAATAATCATATAAACCAAGCGCATTGGAACCGCTTTCTCTTGCCAACTCATGTTAATTTCTAGCTGATTGCTCAAGTTCTCTATGTTGTTTGTGACCTGCTCTAATGAGTGGGTTAGTTTGTTAATCGCACCAGATACAGACTTGTCCTCATCGATAATTCTAATGTTTAAGCTCTCTACTGCGCCGGTGAGCTTATCAACGCTTTTAGAGAGGCTTGTTTTCACATCAAAAATGCCTAGCTCTATACGTTCTAATCGCTCGCTATACCCGTTATGCCCGGCCTCGGTCATTTTATCCCCCGTATCCTGGCGTTGCGTACACGGTTGCTGTGCCTGATCCGGTGATAGCTGCAATACGATCCTCTCCCGATGCTCCGCGTGATATTACAATCTCTTCACCGCTTAGAATGCATAGGCTTGAATATGTCGCCACTACACCAGTGGTACCAACCTGTACGAATACGTGTGCAGAACCTGCGTTTACCACCCTGATCTTATCGCCCAAAGAGCCGATAGAAGCGCTGCTACTTGTGGTGGTGGCGCTAAGAGTGGCAGTAGCTCCAGCCACCGGAGAAAACCCGAGTGAGTGCATATTTGAATATCCTGTAATTAAGTTTGCATCGGCTGTTCCAAGCGCGTTGCAAATAATCGCCATGTATTGATTCGTGGAAATATCAGGGCTGCGCGCGATATATAGCGTTTTGTTGATTAGAATAGGGCAGTCGCTAGTTGTTGCAGCAACGCTTGAGTTACCAAGCCTTACAAAGGCTGTATTGGGGCCGGTATTGTCAATCTTAAGTATCGGGCCATTTGTTGGGAGTGCCTCATTCGTCGAAGCATCTACGCCTTGTAGTAATATTGCCGAGTAGATGGGGTTAAAAACATCCATTATATACGATGCTCCTTGGAGTTACTGCGCGAGATATCCCATAAATCGTTAAGGGTTGCGTCGTGGACCGTCCTAAGGGGCTTTGCGGGAGCAATGGGCCGCGCGTATGGTCGTGACATACATGCATATCTTACCTCATCTGCGCAGTGGTCGTCTCCCTCGGAGTTAACATCTTCGGGTTTTGCGGTGTCGTGCTGCAGAGTTGGTATGGTTCGAATCGAATCTACGCATGTCGAGAAGAAATAGATTAGCGGCTTGTCATCAATCCCAATAAGCCTAGAGCGTAACTGAGTCCAGCCTGCTACACGCTCATTATCTGCAGCTCTAAAGCTCACGCCGTGCTTTCGCATTGTCTCAGCGATTGAGGGGCCGCCGTCCTCCCTAAAGATCGCAGGGTCCGCAACAGAGTAGGTAATCTCCTCTTTGGGCTCTTGGCGTGCAAGGATGCCTCTTGCTACCTCCTCCACCTGCAGCTTTAATCCCACATTAGCCTTGCCGCCGTACCACTCACGGTACTTGATGATTGATTTAGCCGGATACTCTTTGATTGAGCCGTCATTCACCACATACCAACCGCAAACAAATGGGCGCATCGAGCCCCAATCGAAGGACCTGAACCTGATCAAGTGCCTCGGTATCTCAAACGGCCTAATCACATGATGCAGGCCGAACTCCGTAAAGTAGGCACCAGCAATCGCCGACCAGTCACCCTCGAGCCAACCTCTCACAAGCTCAGCGCTACCGGAGCCCTTGAAGCGCTCTATATATTGGGGGTCTCTCTCTAGTAGTATCTTGTTATCAGTGACGAGGGATTTGATGTACATGCGGTACATCCCTGTTGTCGGGTCTAATACAGGCTCTAGGCCAAGCGGGGCGTTATCAACAAAGCGGGCCTTAATCCATGCATGACCTGCACCGCCAGGGTTACCAGATGAACGTATACGCTTTGTAGGCACGTCTGCAGATGAACAACGAAGACACGCAAACAGCATGCGATATGCCTCGTCTGTTGCCCATTGTGTGAGTTCGTCCCAACCTATCCATTGATATTCAAAACCTTGATATCTTGATGCGTCTCGAGGGTGCTCTAAGTAGCGTAACTTTAAAGATGCACCGTTTGCCCACGTCCACGACTTATCGGACTCCTTCCAGATTGCACCAGTTGGTGAGTACATCTCGTGCGAGCGTTTTACTAGCTCTTGGAGTTCGGGGTAGGTGCGGCGGAATATTACCCCTTGCCAGTTGATTCCGTACCTCGGGACATCTTGTAAGTAGTCACCTAAGAGGTAACTAGATTTTCCGCCCCCGCGCGCCCCTCCGAAAAACAATTCGTGAGCCCAAGTGCTTATAATTGCCTCGGCTTGGGGGCCGGGTTGCGGAGTCCACATTTACTACTTCTTCTTACCGCCCTTTTTAGAGCCTTTTTTCTTGCTTTTAGTGCACATAGTATTTCCTAGTCTGAACAAGTGGTTTGAGTATCAGCAATGTTGCACTTGTTCCACTGCAGCATCGCCGTTTCGAGCAACGTATCGTCCTGAAATATTAGTGGTGGGCAAGCCTCAGTGTCGCACTCTGCAATCTCGACGCTTGCCTCGTTGATGATAAATACAGGCGGCTTGTTACAATGCTTACAATTTACAGCGCCATTAATATACACCCGTACAGTCATGCAGCCTCTTTGTTTGCTAGTTCTTTCTGCTTCTTCAAGCGTTGCCGCTCTATCCACTCAGCCATATTCTCTTGCTTCGGCGCATCGATGAACTGCAAGGTTGAATGGATCGTATTGTCTGTAAGCTCCACACTCTGCGGTGCTTTGCCATAGCCCCTATCAAGCAAAATAGAAGCACACATAACTCTGATCGCATCCTTGTCGGAGTTGAGCATCAAGAACACTAAAGTCTCTACTGCCTCTTGTGTGTACTGGCGGCATATTTCGCGCAGATTGTAGTCGCGTTTTGGCTTACCGCTTGGATTTCCGCTCTGACCAGGTTGAAAAGGCATATTGAAATTGTACCGTCCAAGTAGCTGATCTGACAACTTGATCCAAAATTATTATTGCTCGGCAGAATGTCCAGGTCTCTCATGGTTAATAACTTCTAGATTTTCACAAGTTATTAACCCGTAAAAAGCATGACATTGAAGCGTCTTTGTGTAGCGTCCTAGAAGCCGCCAGCCTATCGCCTGTAAACTTAATGAGTGAGCAATTTAATCTATGAACTTGTGGGCGTGGCCTACCTAGCAATGCAAGGCTACTCACATGATGAGTGCACAAGAGCATTGAGCGTCTTTGATGGTGTGCATCGTCATAGCTTGGCTGTATTAGATACAAGCTTTGGCCGAGATATGAGATGTATTAATCGATGGTCATTACTTCCCGGTGCTTCTCATCTACAGATACATCTCACTAATGAAGCAGGTAGGCGTAATCGGAGACTCGCAAACTATGAAGCGTTCCATTGGCTATCAAAAGCGCGCTACAACCTCCTACTTGAGCGGAGACACAAAGGTTTACTTTCCAGAGTGGCCAACAAAGCAAAGGGAGTCAGTGGACGATATGGAGAAATTTGTAAACGAGTTGCGTGCTCTCTCTCCCTTGGGCTCGAGAGCGACTTGTCCAAGAAAGCCGCCCGCATTTTGGCGCAGAGTATACGCCCGCATATTGATTGGGCTCTCGTTGATAACCCTCAAAATCGTGGGAGCTTTATTGGCTATGATAGCGCGGAGCTCTTTGAGCAGCACGGGAGAAATATCAATCCCCCCAAGCGCACCAAAAGACGCTGCATAGCTAACCTAGATGGCACAGAGTTGCCCTTAGACAAGTGGCCGGAGTGGATAGCACAGGTACAGAGATACCGCTGCATGCCGCTATTATGGTGGGGTGATGCCCAAGGTGTAGCAACAAAGTTTGTAGAGCCCAGGAAGAGACGCTTTAAGCTCGACAAAGAGAAAGTGAGAGCAGTGAACGCAATACTAAAAGGAGCATATGGATTCAATTATTAGATTTATCTTCGAGCGCACTCCGCTTGCGCTGTTTAGCGGGTATAAGCGCAAGATTGGTAATGTGTTGTTAGTGGGTGCAGGTGTGTTGCAGGTGGTGAGCCAAGTGTATGCGGTCCCATTTGCACCAGAGGTATTAGCCTACATTGGAGCCGCCACGAGGGTACTAGGAGACATGCATGAACAAGCTAAAGTGGAGTAGTGTATTTGTAGCGTTGGCGCTATCAAGTGCTGTAATGGCCGATAATCTTACCTTCAAGTGGGATGCCGTCACGCTTAACGCTGATGGTACTCCGTGCACTGACTTAGGTGGATACAAGCTCTATAGGGGCACGGCTAAAGGTATCTATGGTCCAGCTATTGAAGTGGGCAACGTGACTACCTACGTACACAGTGAGAGCAAAGATGGCAAGTATTACTATGCCGTATCAGCGTATGATACTAGTGGCAACGAGAGCGGAGTGAGTAACGAGGTTAGTGTAACAATCGATCACACTGCACCAAAGCCGCCTAGTAACTTTTCGCTGTTGCAAAAGATACTAACGGCAATCTTACAGTTGTTAGGTAAGCGGGTATAGGAGTGCTGACGAGATCCTAGATTGGTTCTAGGGCCTGGCTGTTAATCAGGATTTAGCTGGTTCGAATCCAGCCTCGTCAGTTTATCTATTAATATAATCCCTAGAATCTGACTCATCCTTAGGCGGCGCGGGGATCTGAAGGATATAATCATACTCATATTGATCGGATCCCTCAGGTATTAGCTCGATCGTTCCATCGTCTTTTGCACCTAAAAGTAAGGTGTCCTCTGACTCTCTAACGATTTCCTCTAAAAGGTCAAAGTCGACTTCCTTCCATTCAATTTTCGGCGCAACCTTCTCAATTCTTTTTGATATTTCATCGATGCGGGATATTGTTTGCTCTAAACGACAATCGTTTATCCCACTTTTTACGGCGTCATTTATAATCCTAGATGTAACCTCTAGCGGTATTACAAACTTACCGACAGCGGGTACTTTTGTTATTACCGGTAAGCCGTAGGGGCCTTTCTTTTTCGGTACAATCTTTGACTTCTGATTTACGATCCTGGATTTCCGCTTTTGCATTTTATCTCATCAGCCAGTTATCAACGCCTTAATACGATCAAATGACACATAACTATTATTAGTGTCTTTCTCTTCTTTTGTGAGGATCGCTAAGATGCGCTTGCGCTCATTACGTGCCGACACAAACGATACCGCACGCATTGCAGACGCCTCAGCATCTCCCCCTGCAAGCCGCAGAGAATCAAGCGAGGATGGTTTGCATTTGATTGATAATTCAGCCATGTGGTCACCTCTTCTTTTTTAGATAAAATCGATTAAGTAGATATATGCCAATCGGCAAACCAATTGCATAACCGATAATAGTACCGATCAGCATAACAACAGACTTGTAAATTAAATAAGCCATAACTATTATACTCCTAAGATTGCGACCTATCACTCTCTCGCTGCTTTTCTTCTGATCTCTTTGACCTCGTGCTCAATCAGCTTACCCAATTGTTCCCAAGTAAGATCTAACTTATCCCTAATAGAGACTAGGGTATCGAGCTTGATACCTTGCGCCTGAGTCTCATAATGCACATACGTCTGATGGATTATCCCTAGGTATTTGGCCATGCCGTACAGGGTTAAGCCCTTGTCTTCTCTAAGCTTTTTAAGGAATTTCATTTTCTCTCTCTTTTTTTAAACTTTTTGTAACTTTTCTCACTTTTGCGCATCAAATATACTTGACACCTCAACGATATGGAGTATACTTGATTATATTGAGTGAGTCAAACAGACTTAAACAAAAGGAACCAAACAATGAACCCATACGAGATGTTGAAAATGGAAAGCAGAATACCGGATCGCAATAAGTCGCTAGTGAAGGCAATCAATGACCAGTTTTATAAGTGGTTTGTGAAAAACGATGAAGAGATCGTAGGCGAGCAACTAAACCAAATAGCGCAAGATCGCGACCTGTCGATCTTAGACATCGAGAACTACCTCTACTACCGCTATGCGCAAGGCGGTGCGGCTGCATTGGCTGCTGGCGTGGACGGCGATCTAGATGAAGAGCT